AGCCCTCAACATATCCTTGAAATGTGCCACCTGATATTTGGCTTGGCAGATTTCTAATATCAACCGGCATTCCCATAAACACGCCTAATAAGTCATCACGATCAGCGTTATCAATTTCTGAGTTAGTTATTGGAAATGTTATGGATTGGAATGCTGGCTGTGGATAGGCTCTTTGGTCAATATATCGATCAGCAATAGCCTGAGCATCAACAGCACCATGAACCCTAGAATTGATGCTCTCAGCTTTGTAGCCATATAAAGCAATTGAGTTGGCATCACTAGCTGTAACCTGTGAATTGAAGTTATTACCATAATTGATATAAATGTCATTTCTAACATCACCTGAACGCATAACTGTCGATAGGCCAGAACCTAAAGAATGACCAGCATCTAATTCAACATAACCATTTGTAAGCAGATAGTTTTGTCTGTGGTCTGCATCGGCATACCCGATATTCCCATTATTGGCTTCATAGATATATCCAAAAGCTGATCTAGCAATATCTGTAACTATGTTGTAAATCGTATCAACTGTTGTGGATTGTGCAGTCATTGTGTAAAGGCCGGGTTGATCTATTTCGCCAAGCCCTAAATTAACTGCATTTTCCCAAGTTTCAGTTGCATTGTAAGTTGACCATTGTGAAGCTGCTGGCACATCATTCCAAGTTCCAAGCAATACGCTTGAAAGAATTGTGTAAATCTGATCGCCGTCCTCAGCTTGAGAGATATTGTCATCCCAAATTTCTTTTGTAAGTTTTGCTAAAGATCCCATCGCAATTAATGTATATTCGACTACTGTGGCTGCTGCTCCAGTATTTCTGACCTGAACTGTTACATCGGTAAGATCTCCACCAAATAGGCTCACATAAGATCCTGAACTATCTTTGACCTGTAAATCTAAACTGTCATTAATATCAAAAGGTAATGTTTGACCATTTAAGGCAACTAAAGTAACTTGAATATAAGATGGAAGTGATTGTTGATAAATGTCAGATCGACCTGCTTGATGCTGAACATCTGAAATAGCGATGTTAGTATAATCAACTCCACCGACAGTTAATTTCCAGACTGGTAAAAAATCAGACATTATCCGGCTTTTTGTCTAACAGCATAGAAATCGATACTACCTGTTGATCGGGCTGCGCTTTCATTTATGTATTTAGCAGTAGTTCTAGCAGCACCTTCAGGATCAATTGTGCTAATTGAAATGTTGTTAATAATAGTTGGATTCTTAGCAAGAGTTTCACCTTGCTTTTCCAACACTCTAAATTGTGCTTGAAGCACATCAAATTGCTTTTGAGCAGCTGACTTAGATATTCCACCTGTGGCAACTTGAAATGTCAGATCTGCAAATTGATCTTGGACTCTGACTAATTTATCTGCTAGATCCTTTAAGCTTGTTGCACCTGCTGCGCCACCAATTGCTCCACCGCCAACAACGCCTGTTCCACCTGTTCCACCGCCACCAAAACCACCTGCTCCACCACCTGCGCCCCCAGTAGCGCCGCCAATTCCACCAGCAGTTAAACCACTTAATTGACCAAATCCACCACCACCAAAACCGCCAGTTTCATCATCCCCACCAGCTGCAAATTTAGATAAACCATAAGTAACTGCCACAGCTGCTAAAGCTGCTGCTGCTGTTCCAACAGATGCTCCACCAGTAGCAAATGCAGTTGCAACACCTGCTCCGGCTGCTGCTGTTCTAAGTGTTTTCATAGCTGTAATTAATGTGCCAATTGCAGTAACAAATGCAACAACTTTAGATGCAACAAACACTCCAGTAATAACTGCACCTAATGCAAACAACTCATCTTTAATGCTTACAACAAAACCTATAGTTGATCTGATCTGTTCACCAAACTTAAATGCGCCTTCGGTTGCTTTTGTAATTCCAGATGTAACAGAATTATCTCCAGTTAATGCAGCAACAAATGCTTGAACATTTGGAACAACAGTTCGCAATAAATAATCAGCAAACTTCACAAATATAGGCAATAGGGCTTCGCCTATCTTTTCTCTACTTTCATCTAAAGCAATCGTTAATTGTCTAAACTTAAACTCAGCATTGGTTGCTTCATTGTCAATAAATCCTTTGTAAGTTCCCTTAAGTTCTTGCATAATTTGATCATGAGATTTGTTTTTAAGAGTTGCAGCATCTATACCCAAACCAAGTTTTCCAAGTGCTGTATTTTGTCCATCAAAGCTTTTGCTCAACGCATTGGCAACAGTTTCTAATGGCTTACCTGTGGCAACGCTGATCTCTTGAGCAAGGCTTAACAATTCTTGCGCTTTAGTAACATCCTGTGTCGATCTAATTAGGCGAGATAACGCAGGTCTTAAAACATCATCGGTGGTGGCAGTTGCTATAGATTGTTTGGTGATGTAAGTATCGATCGACTTTATCTGCTCATCGGTTGCGCGAGTATTAGCCCTAATTGTTTGCTCTAATGATTTCCTTGACTTCTCATCCTCAGCAGCAGCTTTGACAGCTGATATTGCAAATGCTCCGGCAGCAGCTCCGGCAGCAGCAAATGCTAACGCAGCCTTTTTACCAAAATCTGAGATAGTATCTTGAGAATTTTTGACTGACTTTTCTGCATCGCTTAATCCTTTTTTAAGATTATCAATATCAGCAGCTAACGCGAGGGTTAAGGTTCTACTTGCCATCTGCCCACTCTTTTCTCGCAGTCAAAATGATTTCCTCAAACTCTTTAATTATAGTTGGTTGCAAATGTCTGATTGTTGGATAGATAAACCAACCTCTAGATCCTGGCCCTTTAGGCATTGGCCCTGACCATCTTGGAAATTGTGGGTATCTACCAGATCCGAACTCAATAGCTGCACCAATTCCTTTACGATTACCTTTAGCATCGCTGCGACTATTAAACTGTGTTGTTGCTCCACCAGAAAACTTTTGACTTGCAAAACCAAATTGGATCTCACCAAGTAAAGATGATTTTTTTACTTTACCGCCTTCGGCAACTCTTTGTGCTTGCACGCCACGAGATGCTGCAATACGCCTAATCTCTTGCAATTCTCTGTCAGCCAATTCTTGCACTTTACGCTTGGTGTCAGCGATTGCTTCCTCGCTCATAGTTCTTAAAACTCTAGCAATCTTATTTAATTCGCGTTGATCGTAAGCAATTGATGGTGTGGTGCTAACTGCCATTTTTTTGCTCCAAAATCTCTATCGCGGTGTATATGTCGTCTGCATCAACCCATTCACTCATTGGGATCTGTGTGGCTATTGCCAACTGAACCAATAATCGACTTAGGCTTCCTTCTCTGTGGCTTTTGGGTTTGCATCACCGACTTGCACATCGGTTACTGTTTCACACCAAGCTTCATAAGGTTTGACTGCTTTACCAGCAGCTTCTCTTTTGTGTGCATGGTATGCCAAAAACATTAAATCAGAAATGCCCATTTTATCTTGAGCCTGACCAATAATGTTTCCAGTTTTCTGTTCCCACTTTTGCCACTCAGGCGGTTGGGCTACATAAGTTGCTTGCTCGCCTGAGCTATATTCAATTGTAATTGGTAACTTCATTTTTTGCTCCCGTTTCTATTTCTTAGCTAAATGATTCTGCTGGCACGCCAATTACTTGAAGTGCTAGAGAAACTGTTTGTGCATCTGGTGCAGTTCCACCAGCTGATGGCCATGATGGTAGCACTTGGAAAGTAAATGTTGCTCCAGTTGCAGTTGTCATTACTGTGCTAATTCCTGTGTTTGGTGCTGACTCAGTAACGCCCCATAGGATCTCGCATAGTGATCCAGTTGCGCCCCAATCGGCTAACATTTCAACATTGAATGTGAAATTGTTATCGATGACTTTGTAAGCCTTGCCATCTAATGTTTCGTATGTTTGACGATTTACTTCGCCAACTAATTGTGCAGATGTTGCTTGAGCATCAAAAGTGTTACCACCGATAGTGAAGGTAACATCTCTGCCCGTGATTACTGTGGTAGACACTTGGACTCCTTAGTTTGTTTGTGTGTAATAGGTTGATACATTTATGTCGGAGATCAATAAATTTGATGCTCCAACTTGTGTAACTGTTGGTCTTTCGACCGATCCGACAACATATCCGTTAGGAATAACTGCCAGAATGCTCATGACTAACTGCTCGATGTTATCGAGTGATGCTGGATTGCTATTGTAAGCAACCGCAGCTGTGATTGTTAAATTAACTCTGCAACGAAGTGTTGTTTTACCAATTGTTTCAATTTCAAGGTACGGACTCGATGGAACGCAGACGACTGCTGGTGGGATCACCGACTCGGGAACGAAACTGTAAACATTTCCTGCAACACCGGCTAAAGCTGTGGCAAGTGGTTGTCTAACAGCTGAAAGAATTGTTGATGCTGGCATTTATTGACACATGCTTTCAACATCCATGTATGGGCCTAATATCCCAACGACTCTATTGAAAAGCGATCTCCCGATACGGAATGGCGTACTGGTGAAATCGACACCCTCTATTTGTCCGCCGGCTGCGACTCTTGATTGAAAGACTTCAACGGAAACAACGAAAACTGCTGATCGAACAGACTCGTTTCCAACATAAGTTGATGCTCCAGATAAAGTCGCGACTCCAGATGGAATAACATTTGCTTCTGTGACATCGGCATTTGTGATTGCAGCCGAGAAGGTATATGCGCCAAGATTGTCGTCAAGTATTG